CTGTAAGAAATGTACATCCAGAAATGAAAGACGTACAAACAGGTGATGAGTTACTTGTATTTAAACCAGAGGAAGATGATGATGAACCTGACACTGTTGTAGTAAGAAGATAATGTACCATAACAACTTCTTTACTGACGAACAATGGGAATGCATAAGAGTATGTGTAGCAAATGCACCTATACCTTATGACATTACAAAGAAAAAGATTCCTGCTGAGATCTTGGCAAAGATAGGACAACCAAAGAAAGAGGAACACGAAGGAGAAATCCTAGTAGAATGTAACTTGGAGCAATATGAAAATACCTAACTGGCAACACCATTCTAAGAAAGATAGGAAGCGACACTTGAAACCGCAAGCATTGCGTCAAGCAAGAAAGCGACGCAACCAGTTGACAAAGTGTCTACTCAACCGTCCCAAGGGGCGGTTTTCGTGTAATAATGTGTATATACAAACGAGTTAGACATGACAACAAACATCGAAATCAAAGGTTCACTAGCAAGATTACTTGCAACAGAGAACTTAGTTGTAGAACATAAGCAAGTACCAACAGCATCATTCGATGTAGATAAGAGAGTATTGACACTTCCAATGTGGACCAAAGCAAGTGACATTGTATACAACATGCTTGTAGGTCACGAAGTAGGTCATGCACTATACACACCTAACGACAAAGATGTATTTGAAAATGCACCATGTCCACTTGGTTACATCAACGTTACAGAAGATGCTCGTATTGAGAAGTTGATGAAGCGTAAGTATCCAGGAATCTCAAAAGACTTCCATGGTGGATACTCAGAACTACATGAAGATGATTTCTTCTCAGTAGAGGACACAGATCTTAATGAGTTGACATTAATAGACAGAGTAAACCTACACTTCAAGATAGGTGCATACGCAATGATGCCTTTTTCTCCTGCTGAGACACCTCTCAGAGACGCTGTGGGACGTTCAGAGACATTCCAGGACGCAATAGATGCTGCTAAGGCAATTTATGAGTACATGAAAGCACAGGAAGCAGAAGAACAAAAGCAACAAGAAGAGCAACAGCAACAGCAACAGGTGGTTGCACAGGTTCCTACACAAGGTGGTGGACAAGGAGAACCAAATACAGGAGAAAGAGAGTATCCTGACTTTCCCCAAGGAGAAGATCTATCAGAAGGTAAGAGTGAGTCTCAGGAAGTTGAACAACCTAAGAACTCTTTCCAACCTGACGTTGACACACCAGACAACCAGATGCAACCTTCTAACAAGCATGGAGAGAACACTAACCAAGGTTATGGTCGTCCTAGCATTGAGACTGTAACAACACAAGAATCATTCGACGAAGCAGCATCAGGTCTAGCAGACAGAGCAGCAACCGAAGTCAAGTATGCAACATTCCCAAAGCAAGTTAACCATGAGGAAATCATTGTTCCTGCAAATTTGATCTGGAAAGTAGCAGAGAGAGATTGGGAAATGTTCGAGAGTGCTCCTGCAAAGGAGAGAGGAGAAGTAGACCCATTCATAGAAGTTGACAGAAAGTTTGTTGAGTTCTGTAAGCAAACATCTAAGGACGTCAACTACATGGTCAAAGAGTTTGAGTGTAAGAAAGCAGCATCAGCATATGCTCGTGCATCAGTTGCTAAGACAGGTGTTCTTGATACTGCTAAGTTACACACATACAAATTCAATGATGATGTATTCAAGAAGGTAACTCGTACACCTGACGGTAAGAACCACGGTCTTGTATTCCTAGTTGACTGGTCAGGTTCTATGGCAGGAGAGATCTACGAGACAATCTTACAGATCATCAACCTATGTCAGTTCTGTAAGAAAGTAGGTATCCCATTTGATGTATACTCATTCGTTGTTGATGGTGGTTTATGTCTCTTACATGCAGGACAAGATCACATGGACCCATACTATGATGATGGTGGTGGAAAGTCTAATATATCATCACGCAATGAAGACGAGTTCTTCCTTGATAGAAGATTCAGATACGGTAACTTACTTACATCTGATGCTAATCAAAAGACATTCAATCATCACTGCAAATTACTTTACAGAGTTGCAAACTATTACAGATCAAGATGTCACTGGAATAGAGTAGAACCAAAACCACCTACATTCATGGGTCTTGGTGGTACACCACTCAACGAAGCATTAGTTGTTATGCAGTCCTACCTAGGTAAGTGGAAGTCACAGCACAATGTAGAGAAGTGCCACTTGATCGTACTTACAGATGGAGAGTCACAGTGCCTACCTACAACCAGACAAGGTAGATCATACGGTGTAGATACAGGAATGTATCCTGACTATGGTCACTACAATACTGTTATCAGACACAAAGGTCGTCACTTCAAGACTGTACACAATGCTAACTCTGATATGACTAACAGATTACTAGAAATAATCAGAGAGACAAATCCAGGGTCAAACGTTCTTGGTATCAGAATATGCCCAAGCAGAGGATTTGCTCACTATCTTCGCTACCTAGGTATCTGGGACCAGAAGAAGATTGAAAAAGTCCAGAAGCAATTCAAGAAGAAAAGATGTGCAGTTATCAACAGCACAGGTTACAGCGAGTTGTATGTAATCGCATCTAATTCTTACTCAGAGGACACTGAAATGAAGGTTGAAGAAGGTGCAACTAAGACTGATATCAAACGTGCATTCGCTAAGTCCTTGAAGTCCAAGTCAGTCAACCGTAACTTGCTATCTTCCTTCGTGTGCCAGATAGCATAGTGTCCATTATGTGTTTACAACACACATAGAATCATATACAATTAAACCATACAAACAAATACAAAGATTATGCCATTCGCCCCAATACCAGTTTCCACACAAGACCTAGTTGACTTCCTTTCAGAAAAGTTCGGTCTTGATGTAACCACACCAGACCTTCTTGTTGCTGCTGATAAGTTCAACATGAGTTATGCAACTGTCAAGAAGAGACTAAAACAGTACAAGACAGGTATTGGTAAGTGGAATCTAACTATCGCAGAGAAGTTAGAAAAGAATTTCCAGAACAAGACTGCTAACAAGACAACTCTTGTTGATTCTTTTGACCCTGCATACCTAGCAGCAAAAGATCTTGTTCCTGATAAGGACCCTAACTATGTTCCTTTCGGTAACTTCACTGACTTGAAGAAGATCATCAAGTCCAAGGTGTTCTATCCTACATTCATCACAGGTCTATCAGGTAATGGTAAGACATTCGGTGTCGAGCAAGCATGTGCTCAACTAGGTAGAGATCTTATCAGAGTCAACATCACAGTTGAGACTGACGAAGATGACTTGATCGGTGGTTTCAGACTCGTTGATGGCAACACAGTATGGCACAACGGTCCAGTGCTCGAAGCACTACAAAGAGGTGCAGTTCTATTACTCGACGAGTTAGACCTAGCATCAAACAAAATATTATGCTTACAATCAATCTTGGAGGGCAACGGTGTATTCATTAAGAAGATCGGTAAACAAGTTTACCCCGAGAAGGGTTTCACAGTGGTGGCAACCGCTAACACCAAGGGAAAAGGTTCTGACGATGGTCGCTTTGTTGGCACTAATGTTCTAAACGAAGCATTCCTAGAAAGATTCCCACTCACATTCGAGCAAGAGTATCCTTCTATCAAGATCGAACAGAAGTTACTACATAACTACTGCTCAGAGTTGAACTGCTGTGATGACGAGTACATCGAGAACCTCGGTACATGGGCAGAGATCATCCGTAAGACCTTCAAAGAAGGTGGTGTTGATGAAGTCATCTCTACTCGTAGACTTGTACACATCATTCGTGCATTCGCTATCTTCAAGGATAGACTAAAAGCAATCAAACTTTGCTTAAACAGATTCGACGACGAGACAAAGGCAGCATTCCTAGAATTATATTCTAAGATAGATGCTAAGGTTGATCTAGGAGATACACCACTCGAAGTTGACGCAGACTAATTTATCTGCTAAGATAGATCTATGAACAAATATCGTGAAAACGAGACCCTAAAAATTGTCCAAGAGTATGTCGACAAGACATACCAAGGACATTATGTAGGGGATGATCAAGACAAGACACAGACCTTAGACCTCTTAGAGTCCATAGGTACTGTGTCTGACTTTTGTCAATCTAACATCATAAAATATGCTGCTAGATTTGGCAAGAAAAATGGCAAGAACAAGCAGGACTTATTGAAAGTCATGCACTATGCTATATTACTGTACCACTTCTCCAACTTTGATAATGATCACTGAATCTATGAAAATTTCTGATGAACAACTAGAAGTCTTTAATATCTTTAAACTTATTAATCCTTCTATACTTTTGAAACCTGGTCAGAGAGTATCTACAATCTCTAACAACAAAAATATTATGGGAGTGGCAGACTTTAACACTCTAAACATACCAGTAAAGGCACCGATCTATGATCTACATGTCTTCTTAAACACTATGAACATTGTATCAGGTGGAGAGAGATTGAAGAGTGATGTAGACTTCCAAGAGAACCTAGTTAATATCAGTCACGGACGTAGTAAGATGAAGTATTACTATGCTGACGAGAGAATGATTACTGCTCCTCCTGATAAACTTGCTAACCTAGGTGACCCAGTACAGAAAGTAAGTATTGAGTATGCAGACTTCCAGAAGATGTTTAATGCTGCTGCAACATACAGTCTCCCAGACATTTGTTTCGTAGCAGACAGTGGTAATCTAAGTGCAATGGTTACAGACAAACGTAACTCATCATCTAATGTATTCACAGTTGATCTAGGAGAGTCAGACAAAGAGTTCTGTTTCTGTGTTAAGACTGAGAACCTAAGAATTGTATGCCCTACACTAGGTGGTAAATCAAATATTGTATCAGGTTACAATGTTGAATTATATACTAGCAAAGTTGCTAAACTATCTGCTATAATAAAATCAACAGCAAAGAAAGAATTAACTAATCTTGAATTGCTAGTTGCCCTTGAACCTGATTCGGAGTATTAATGTTGTACGGATTGATATTTTTAGTTATAATATTCATAGTATTTCTAATTCTCACATATTATAATCCACACTAATGAACATCTTTGTCACAGATCCTGACCCTGTTAAGTCTGCTCAGTCTCTACCTGACAAACACATTGTCAAGATGCCCCTAGAAACCTGTCAAATGCTATCAATCGTAGCATCAGAGGAATGGGGTCATTCTTTTGGCACTCTACCTCGTGCTGATGGTCAACCATACAAGACCGAGAAGGGTGCCTTTCGTAATCATCCTTGCACACAGTGGGCACAGAAAAACTGGCGATGGTTAATTGACCATGGTCTTGCCTTATGTGAGGAATATACACACAGGTATGGTAAAAGACATACTTGTCATGATACAATACTTGTAGCAGACCAAATCTTTCCTAAGAAAGATCTAGGTCCTACACCATTTGCTCGTGCTATGTACGATGAGTTCAAGCATGACAAATCTATTTCTACATTTGATGCATACAAACGTTATGTTGCATCTAAACCTTGGGTATGCAATAATTATCTGAGGAAACCTGATCGTAAACCTAACTGGGTTTAATTTTATTATGAATGATTTTTTGTGGGTCGAGAGATATCGTCCCGCCAACGTGAGAGAGTGCATTCTTCCTGAGAATACCTCTCAAATGTTTGAAGGTTTTGTTGAACAAGGAGAGATACCTAATCTTCTCCTAGCAGGACCCGCAGGCATAGGTAAGACAACTATTGCTAAGGCATTATGTAATGAACTAGAAGCAGATTTCTTTGTTATTAATGGATCTGATGAAGGTAGATTCTTAGACACTGTAAGAAATCAAGCAAAGTCATTTGCTGCTAGTGTTTCTCTTACATCAAAAGCAAAGCACAAAGTTATAATTATAGATGAGGCAGATAATTGTACACCTGATGTACAAATGTTATTGCGTGGTAATATTGAAGAGTTCCAGAATGCTTGTAGATTTATATTTACATGCAACTATAAGAACAGGATCATAGATCCTATTCATTCACGTTGTTCTGTCGTAGATTTCAATGTCAAGGGAAAAGAGAGAGCACAAATGGCAGCATCTTTCTTTGATAGAGTCAAAACAATACTAGATCTCAACAAGATTGAATATGAAAAGAAAGTTGTAGCACTAATCATACAGAAATACTTTCCAGATTTTAGGAGAACATTAAATGAATTACAGAAGTATTCTAGTAAAGGCAAAATTGATACTGGGATTCTTGGTAGTGGTGCAGATCTGGCAGTATCTGATCTGGTAACCTATCTCAAAAAGAGAGAGTTTACAAACATGAAGAAGTGGGTTGTTCAGAACCTAGATAATGAACCTCAGATAATCATGAGGAAGGTATACGATACCATGTACACTTACATGAAACCAAAGAGTATACCCGAAGCGGTTCTCATCATGGGTGAGTATCAATACAAAGCAAACTTTGTTATGGATCAGGAAATTAATCTGGTTGCATTCATGACAGAACTAATGATGAGGTGTGAATTTCAATGAACTGTTGGCACTGTAATACCGAACTGATTTGGGGTGGTGATCACGATGGTGAGGACTACTGCAATGAAGAATACAATATAGTTACTAACCTATCGTGTCCTAAATGTGATGCGTTTGTTTTAGTATATCATTCACCAAAGAAGTGGGACGATGACGATCAAGAAGCATGATTTATTTCCTACAACAGTCTATGAATTTAGACTAGAAGGGGAGGATATGGAAATGATGCATCAGGCACATGAGTTTGCAAAGACTCTGGAAATGGCAATGTATAATTTTCCTGCGGGTGTTAGGACAAGTCGTGGAGACATACACAAAGAAGAACCCATGAAACCTCTATGTGGGTTCTTTGAGGACTGTTTAGACTATATTAGATGTGATCTTGCACTACAAGCAGAAGCACTTAAAATCTCACTCGCATGGGCAAACTTTGCACCCGCAGGATCAGGTGTAGGACACCCTTTACACCGACATAATTACTCATATTTGTCTGGTGTATTCTATTTTACAGAGGGTAGTGATACTATCTTCCAAGACCCAGTAGACATTCGTAACCTAGACACACTAGAAATTACCAGAGACTACTTTGATGGTCCATTTGAGAGGATAAAAGCAGAACCAGGGAAACTTGTTATATTTCCTGGGTGGTTAAGACATTACAGTGACCCACATGCAGGCAAAAAAGACAGGTGGTCTATGTCTTTTAACTCATTACCTCATGGTGCTGTCAATGCAGGACCACAAGGTGTACCAATGGCGAGGATAAACGTATTATGAGATTATTAAAAACCCCACTCAGATACCCAGGTGGTAAATCAAGGGCATGTGTACGTCTATATGACTGGTTTCCTGCTGATATAGAGGAGTTCAGAGAACCATTCGTAGGTGGTGGTTCAGTAGCATTGTATTTCAGTCAGTTACACCCTGATGTACCTGTGTGGATCAATGATTTATACACCCCTTTGTACCATTTCTGGATCAATTTGAGAGACAGAGGTGATGAGTTGAGTGACACCTGTTATGCTATCAAACAAGACCACCCTACACCTGACCTTGCCAGAGAACTATTTGACAAAAGTAAGGTAGAAATACAGACAGCAGACAGTTTTAGACAGGCAGTTCTATTCTGGGTGCTTAACAAGTGTAGTTACTCAGGACTGACAGAGAACTCCTCCTTCTCACAGTCAGCATCAAAGCAGAACTTCACCCTGAGAGGTGCAAATAACCTCAAAAAGTATCAAGAAGTCATATCTAAATGGGAGATCACATGTCTTGACTACACTGAATGTTTACAAGAAGAAGGTGAAAACATATTTCAGTTCCTAGATCCACCATATAAGATAGGATCATACCTATATGGACGTGATGCAGGGTTGCATAAGGAGTTTGATCATGCTAAGTTTGCAGAGGATTGTAAAGATGCAGAAGGCAAGTGGATGATTACCTATAACATTGACGATGAGATCGAAGAAATGTTTAAGAACTACAACCAGAGATACTTCTCTATAACATATGGTATGCAACACAGACCAGAC